GGCACCTACAACACGGCTGTGGGTCGTCAATCGCTTTGGAGTAACACCACGGCTTCTGAAAACACTGCCGTTGGCTATCAGGCTTTGTACACAAATACAGGAGCAAAAAACTGTGCCGTTGGCTATCTGTCTGGCGTTTCATGTACGACCGGTACCAAAAATTCGTTTATCGGAAACGAGACGGGCTATTATTTAACCACAGGTTCTGGTAACACCTTCCTTGGTTACGAGTCGGGACAGTATGGTGGCACTGGTTTGACTACTGGCAGTTACAACACATATATTGGTTTCGGAACAATTAACTCAGGAACCAATGTCACAGGCGAATTAGTCGTTTCAGCCCGTGGAGCAGATGGTTCCACTACGGGCAAAGGCTCTAATACTGGATTTATTTACGCTGGTGGTGGCGGCGTTTATCAAGGCAACAACTCGTCTTCATGGTCTACCACTTCGGATGAGCGCATCAAGAAAAACTTCAACCCCATTACAAACGGTCTTGAAGTCATCAATGCACTTGAGCCGACTGAGTTTGACTACATTGTCACTGGCAAACATGAGGTTGGTTTCAAAGCACAGCAGTACATGACTGTATTGCCAGCGCAAGTCAGCAAACACGCCGCTTCTCCAGAAGAAAAAGCAATTGTTGGTGAAGATGAAATCTATGGCATCAACCGAAATCTTGACCCATACTTTGTGTCAGCAATCAAAACCCTCACTGCCCAAGTCGAACAACTGAAAGCAGAACTTGCAACCCTGAAAGGAGCCTAATCATGGCAACAACTTACACATGGACTATCGACGCAATGTACACATTGCAACAGCCTGACCCCAACTATGTGGTCAATGTGGTCTGGACACTGACTGGCGTGGACGGTACAACCACTGCATCCATCGGTGGCAACACCATGTTTGACAGCAACCAGTCTGGCACTTTCATCCCTTACGAGCAACTTACCCAAGACATTGTGATTGGCTGGGTGCAAGCCTCTTTGGGCGAACAAGGCATCGCCAACTACGAAGCCAACGTGCAGGGTCAGATTGATTCCATGATCAATCCTCCTGTGTCTCCTCAAAATACGCCTTTGCCTTGGGCCGCTCCTTCGGCATAATGCTTATGGGGTTTTGCCACTGCCCCATCTCAGTGGCATCGGAGAATGAAAATGAACGACCAAAAAATTAACTTGTCCCTGAACTTGGTGAACGCTGTAATTCAATACTTGGGCACCAAACCCTATCAAGAAACCTTCCAGTTGATCCAAGCGATCCAAGAGCAAGCCATCCCCCAGATGCCTATGCCCGCCGCCGCTCAACCTGAAGCCGCCCCTGCGGAGTGATGTATGAATTGGTCAGATGTTCTGAAAGCGGTCATCCCCATTGTGGTCATGTCTTTGGCATGGCTCCTTGGACAGGTGAACTCGTTTTCTGAGCGTCTGACCAAGATCGAGGGCAGTATGCCTGCCCTGATCACCAAGGAAGGCATCCCCACAGACAGTCCCATCTCCGCTGAACGCCGTCACACGCTGAAAGAGGAGATTTACCGCGACATCCACCAACTTCAAGTCAAGGTTCAACTGCTTGAAGAACGTGAAAAAATGGGGAAAAAATAATGCCTATCCCAGCACTCCTCGCGCCTTTGCTCTCGCAAGGGCTTTCTCTTATTGGAAACGCCGTTCTTGCCAAGGGCAAGGATTGGGTGGAAGAAAAAACGGGCGTGAAGCTCGATCAGCCGCTGTCGGCTGAAGACACTCTGAAACTGCGCCAATACGAGATGGATCACGAGGAAGAACTCCTGCGCTTGCGCATCGAGGAGAAGAAGCTCGGCATCGACGAGTTACAGGTCATGGCGCAAGCCGTGGTCAATGAGAACAACAACGTGACGGATCGTTGGAAGGCTGATATGACTTCCGACTCTTGGTTGTCCAAGAACATCCGCCCCGGAACGCTGATCTACATCCTGAGTGCCTATGTGCTCTTTGCACTGCTGGACGGTGCGGGTTACAAGATCAGCGAGACATACATCACACTGCTTGGTCAGTGGGGTCTGATCGTGATGACTGCCTACTTCGGTGGACGCAGTGTCGAGAAGATCATGGAGATTCGTAGGGGGAACAAATGAGCCTTGTTACCGAACAAGCCGCTTTCCTCCTTGACATGTGCAAACTGATTCAGTTTGCGACCGAGCAAGGCTTTACCCTCACCGCAGGAGAGTTGTACCGTACTCCCGAACAGCAAGAAATCTACATGAAGACTGGGCGTAGTCAAACGATGAATTCGTTGCACTTGGTGCGCTTGGCAGTGGACTTCAACATCTTCAAGAATGGCAAACTCGTTGGCGACAAGGCCACGCTTGCCCCTCTGGGTGCTTATTGGGAATCGCTCAACCCCCTGAACTCGTGGGGTGGGAACGGCAAGAAGTTGGTGGACTGTCCACACTTCAGCCGAGGCCAAGGCAAACCGGAGTGGGTAAGGGTGACCTGATATGCCATTAAAGAAGATAACCCTAAAGTCAGGTGTCAACCGCGAGAACACGCGATACACCAACGAGAACGGATGGTACGAATCCGACAAGGTGCGGTTTCGTCAAGGCACGCCCGAAAAGATTGGCGGCTGGGTGCGTCAATCAGCAAACACGTTTCTTGGTATCTGCCGCTCGTTGTGGGCGTGGGCTACTTTGGGCGGTTTGCAGTTGTATGGCGTTGGCACCAACCTGAAGTTTTATATCGGCTCGGGTGGGCAATACTACGACATCACCCCACTGCGGCAAACTGATGCGCTTGGCAACAACCCATTTGCCACCAACACTGCGACCAACACAGGCACACAAACAACTGTCACTGTGACGGATGCCACAGGTGGATTTACTGTTGGTAGTTACGTCACGTTCAGCAAAACAGTGACATTCAACGGTGTCACCATCAGTGGCAATTATGCAATTCAAACAGTTCCTACGGGAACCACATACACCATCACGGTGACGGGCACAGCAACAAGCACAGGCTCGGGTGGTGGCACGGGTAACTACGCCGCTTATGAGATTGGGACTGGCCCCGCAGTTGCCGTTCCGTTGACTGGTTGGGGCGCAGGTACTTGGGGTTCTGGTGTCTGGGGTACCAGCACTCCTAGCACGGATGCGTTGCGTCTTTGGACACAGTACAACTTTGGCGAAGATTTGGTGTTTGGCCCTCGCGGGGGCGGTATGTACTTCTGGAACGCCACGATTGGCTACACCGCAAGTGAAGTGACTATTCCTGTGGGTTCTCCCGCAACACTGACATTCTCTAAAGCACTTTCTGATGGTGATGCCGTTCAGTTGTACTCCACAGGTGCACTGCCGACTGGCCTGACTCAAGGCACGGTGTACTACATCGTCAACGCTTCGGGCACGTCTGCGCAACTCGCGGCAACCGCAGGTGGCACGCCCATCAACACCACAGTGGCAGGGTCGGGCACTCACTATCTGTACGCACGTGCAATCAACTTGTCTTCGCTTGCTTATGCTTCAGATGTGCCGACACAGCAAAACGTGATTTTTGTGTCTGATGTGAACCGCTTTGTGTTTGCGATGGGTTGCACTGAATACGGGTCGTCAACTTTTGACCCCATGCTGATTCGCTGGGCTGACCAAGAATCTTTGGTTGACTGGACACCTGCGGCAACAAACCAAGCAGGTTTCTTACGCCTTTCGCACGGCTCGCAAATTATTTCCGTTATTCAGTCTCGCCAAGAAATTTTGGTGTGGACAGACTCGTCACTCTACTCGTTGCAATACGTGGGTGCCCCGGTCGTGTGGAAAGCCGACTTGGTGGGTGACAACATCTCTATCGTGGGCTTGAACGCCGTGGCGTATTCCAACGGTGTGTCCTACTGGATGGGCGTGGACAAATTCTACAAGTACGATGGTCGTTCGCAAGTTTTACGTTGTGACTTACGTCAATACGTGTTTGGAGACATCAACAACGCGCAGTTCGAGCAAATCTGTTGTGGTACCAACGAGGGCTTCAATGAAGTCTGGTGGTTCTATTGTTCCTCCACATCCACCACGATTGACAGATACGTGATCTACAACTATGTGGAAGACGTGTGGTACTACGGCACGATGGCACGCACTGCGTGGCTCGATTCGGGCATCATTGATAACCCTGTGGGGGCTACATACAGCAACAACCTTGTGACGCACGAGTCAGGTACTGACGACAACACGACTGGCACACCCGCGCCGATTGTTGCATCCATCACCTCTGCTGAATTTGACATTGATGATGGCGACAAGTTTGCCTTCATCTACCGCATGTTGCCTGACATCACGTTCCGTGGTTCTACGGGCGACACCACACCTGCGGTGACGATGTACCTGTATCCGTTGCAAAACTCTGGCTCGGGCTACAACGACCCACTGTCTGTGGGTGGTGAGGCTTACGCTGGGGTTTCTCGGATTGCCGCAGTTCCCGTAGAAGAGTTCACAGGTCAGGTCTACATCCGAGTGCGCGGTCGTCAGCTTGCATTGAAGGTGGAGTCATCCAACCTTGGCACACAGTGGCAACTTGGTTCTCCACGTATTGACATCCGTGCGGATGGTCGCAGAGGTAACTCGTGATCAACTTCCTCAACCAAGTTTCACCGCCAGCACTGCCACTGGCGCGGGAGCAGTACGACCGTCCGTATCAAGATCAGTTGAACAACGTCTTGCGCTTGTACTTTGAACAGTTGAGCGCCAACCTCAACTCACTCATTGGCTCGTCAGGTGGACGGTTTACACAGTCCCCCTACCTTGCGGTCTCGGACTACAACAGCCACACGATTACGGCAAACACTGCCAACGTGATGACGTTCAGCAGTACCGACTACTCCAATGGATGCAGTTTGGTTGCCTCGTCTAAGTTGACTGCGAGTTTCTCGGGGCTGTACAACTTGCAATTCAGTACGCAGTTTCAAAACACCGACACCCAGTTGCATGACGTAAGTATCTGGTTGCGCATCAACGGTACAGATGTTGTCGGTTCAACGGGTTTTGTTTCAGTCCCTAACTCCCACGGCGGTACGCCGGGGCATGCCATTAACGGCTGGAACTTTTTCGTGCAGTTAAACACTGGGGACTATGTGGAACTCTGGTGGTCAGCCACCAATGCGGCAGTCACAATTCAAACGTATGCGGCAAGCACCGGGCCAACCCGCCCGTCTACCGCATCC